ATCACCTGTGTTATAACTAATAACATCATCTCCAATTTTAAAATTAAAACCATTAAATGTGTCATTAAAGTATTCTTCAGTTTTTTTAGTAAAGTGATTCATTCTTTTCTCAGCTTCTTCTTTAACATTCACTTTATCCGTACTTTGGTTTGGCTCATTTGTCACGATTGGCGCCTCTATTTTAGTTGACTCAACAGGTTTGAGGTATTCGTCTTTTCGGTCTTTAAAGTATTGCCTTGCCTTTAATACTTCCTCTTTTTTAGATATTTTGATTTTTCTGACTGTATCATCTGCGTCTATTTCATCATCGTATCCAAATTTATTTTTCAACTCAAATTCAATGTCATCAGAATCTAAATGTTTTTTAGTTGAAGCGTAAAACTCTTTTAATACAGAATCATCGTCTATATCATCGAAATCTCTATTGAATTTTAAAAACTCGTCAAAAGATTTACCAGTGTTTTGCTTAAACGTCAAATAATCAGAAACTTCTTGAGGCATTTCTTCAGTCTTAGTGTTAACTAAGTCATCCAAAGTGTTTATCTCTTTGTTATATCTGTTTTTCAAAAAAGAAAGAACTTGTTCCTCATTTAACTGAGGGGGTATTGATTCGTCCGTAACAGGAACTTCCTGACTTGTGGATTTGTCATCAATTTTTTCTTCAGAAACCTCTTCAGTAGGCGACTCTTCACCTTCTGTAAATTTAGCTTCTGCTTTCTCTACTAATTCTTTTTCAATTTCCGCAGTACTCTTTTCAGGGTCTGCTGAAACCTCTCTTACTTTCCAATTTTCCATTTAATTTAATTTTAATTTATTACAAAGTTACAAAAACTTTTTATCTTGGTTCAAACTCAGATAAACTAAACCCATCGAGAGAGTCTTCATTAGACTNNAAACTCATTGGAGCTTGTTTTTTCTTGTCCTTTGTTGTATTAGTTTTGATTGTTCAGTATTTTGTTGTGATATTCTATCTGACTTCGATTGCTCTCTTTTTTCTTCCCTTTGAGCTATACCTTGAGTTTCCATCCCTTTTAACTGCATTTGATATTGAAACTCTTCTGCCATTAATTGTTTTTTAAGGTCTGCCTCAGCCTTGTACTTTTCTATTTGAAATTGAGCTTCTGCTTGTTCGATTTGTATTTTAGCTTGAGTTTCCATCTTAACTTTCTGCATTGCAGCTTGAGCTGCCATTTGTTGAGACTGTTGATTAATTTGAGCTTGCATGGCTTGCTTAGCTTTTTCAGCCTGAGCTTTAGACGCTTCTTTCTTTTTAGTTTTTAACTTAAGAACTTCATTAGCCATTTTTAAGTTTCGAACCTCACGTATGTCTATCGCATCCTCTAGCCCTATCTGATCTCTTTGTAGAGCTATCTTAATGTTTTCTTCTAACTGTGCTTTTTCTTCTTCATCAGGGGCTACTTCTAAAAATATACCGAAATCATGTAGGTATAGGTCTTTTATTTCATCTACTAGTTTAACATTATATTTTCCTATTTGATTAGCAAACTCTTCTTTAAACTCAGCGTATTCTAAAATATCTCCCATCCTTAATGAGATAGCTTCTGATAGTTTTTGAGAAATCTGCAAAGTGGCATCTAATATATGTCTAGTAGCTACATTAGAATTTAAAGCTGCTAATTTTTGTAACCCTACTAAACTATATTGATCAGGAGTTGAGGCGTCTCTAGCTTGATTAAGTCCTGTCACATCTCTTAACATGTTTAAATAATGATTATAAGCTCCAATTAAGGCTTGCATTTTAGCTTGTCCGCTTCCGTTTCCTAGTTCAGAAATTGGGACTCTAGCGTTATTAAATTCACCGTCCTGAGTATAGCTTCTTCCTATAACTGAACCCGTTTGGAAGTACAGCTTTAAAGCGTCCTCTGGATTATATGCTTGACCTGTTCCTAAATCTACTTCATTTAACCCATCTGCATCTATAAACACACCATCTGGTACTGTTTTAGATCTAACTTGTTGTAGTTTTAGGTGAGTTATTTGAATTAAATCTGCAAACGTAATCATTCTACGAACTAATGACTCAACAACTCCTTTATACATTCTTGGCGCTGAACCTATATAATTAGCTAAAGCCATCTGTGAAGCGGACTTAGGTCTAACCATATTTTTAGCTAATTCCCACTTTAACATTTTAGGAGACCCCATTACCATAATTCCTTCATACCAAACTTCTACTCTTTTTGATAGCTTCTCAAATTTTTCAGTAACCTCTTCCGGTGGATTAAAGTTATCTGTTTTTGGAATGACTCTCTCACCTCCGTTTTCTAATTTCTTTTTTTTATAGACCATGTTTTTAGTGGTCTTGTAGTTGTAGAATAAAAGAGTTACCGTATCTTCTCTAAACAAAGTATCTTGATAAGGTCTTATAATCCCGTAGTAGTTATACCATAATGTAGAAAGCTGAGCTATCTCTTTCATCTCATCTTGAGATATATCTGGTTTAATTTTAACTAATTCCGTAATAGGAACTTGCTTAACTTCTCCAAAGTAAAAACAATCCTCAAAAGTTGGGCTTTCAGTATAGCTATAAACTAAAGTTGCAGGATCTACGTATTTCACCTCTACCCCACTACCTGGCATAAACTCATGCTTAACAAATCCTAAACCTAATACTGTTAAATCGTAATTTACCCTACTTCTTAACCTGGTTTTATAATGGTTCATTTCTAGAATGGTATTAATACCCTCCTCTTCTGCTATTTCTAAAGCTGGTTTGTAATGCATGTTCATGTATAAATCTAATTCCTCATCAGACTCTGGTAAAGTGTCTGGCTCTACATTGAACATGTTTAAGTCTAATTCAGTTGCAGCTGTAGCTAACACGTCTTTAGCAATCATGTCTGCTTTTATTAGATTTTGAAATTCCATTTTCTTCTCGTTAGACAAAGCGTCTTGAGCATATGCTTTAACGTCAAACAATCTATCCCCCATTCCGTTTACAACAATATCTACAAACTTTGGAATAATAGGAACAGGTGTCCAGTCTAAGTTTAGGTAAGATAAATCTCCATCTACAGCTATTTCATTTTTATACTTTCCTATTGGTTGTTCTCCTCTAGCATAAAGCCTTAATCTATGAAAGTTCACCCATTGGTTATAAAACCTACATCCGTTGCCGTCTCTTCTAAACCATTCATATTGTATTGATTGCCCCACTATTCGCCCATACTCTTCGGTGGCTTTTGTGCTATCAGATGCTTCTTGATTAGGAAAATTAGTCGGTGTGATTGTTACGTTAAAATCTTTCATTTATTTTAATATTGTGCTAATTCGACCTTTATTGTCGTATCTTGCAAAGTTAAGGCTTATTTTTGATTCTTTTTTAATTGGTTGATATAAGTGTCTCTGTGTAGCCATAATAGCTAACCCTGAGCTAATTGAAGCATCATATTTAGTTCTTTTATTTATATCAAATTTAGCCCAATCTACTAAAGTTCTATTAAACCACATAGAACCAAAATCATCTTTAGGTCTATAAGTATTATCTTCAGACATACCTATATATTTTTCAATATAGGCCTCTATTGCTGCAGCGTGGGATTGTTTCATGTCTTCACTAGAGTTTGGAACTCCACCGAGCTCTTTTTCACTTCCAGATAATTTATTCCTAGGCTTATCAGGTCTATTTAAAGAAAACCCTCTATATCCTCTATTTTTAAAATGATATAATAGTCTAGGTTTGTTGTTTTCAATTAATATTGGCATCCCATAAAATACACAAGCCATTAATACTTCTTCAAAAAATATTTCCGCTGTTTGAGGTCGAGCTATATATTCTAAGAAAAACTCATTACTAGGTGCGTCCTCCATATTAAAACAGGTAAGACCATGTAGTGCCCCATTTGATCCTGAGCCCCCTACAGTTCCGCTTATATCATAAGAATCACATCCGAACGCTCCTAAGTGCTCGTTCCCTGGGTATTTTATATTGTTTTTTATTATAACTCTATTCTGTAAGCTTCTAGTTGGCATCCAAGAAGTTATAAACCTACCTTTAGGGTCAGGCGCCCATGCTACTTCTGTGTCTTGCACTCCATTCTTCCAATAAAACTTACCCCTAGTTAAATAATGTTCTTTAATTACTGAATCATTATAATCTATTTGTTGGTAAATTTTAGTTAAATTAAATAAAGCCTGTTTGCTTTCGTCTCTAAACGCATGTTGCTCTGTTCTAGGAAATTGCCTATAAAATTCATTTAAAGCGTCTGGATCTCCTTTTAAGGATTCTACTTCGTTTTCCCAGTAGTCTATAGCGCCTTGATATATCTGTTCACCCTCTGGTCCGTGCGTAGGTGTGGTTGGGTTATAAAGAACAGGGTGACCAAACTCATCTATAAAACCCTCCATGTTCCATTCCATTGGAATAAATAAACAATATAGGCCTGATTTAGTTTGACCATTAGCATTTCTACTTGAAGCTAAAGAGTCGTTGTATAGTTTCTTAAAATTACTTCCTCCTTTATCTAAAGCATTTGAAGTTGAGCCCATTAAACATTTTCCCACTATCTTTCTACCTAACCTTAAACAAGTTTTAGTTACCCTCCAGTTATTTAGGATGTTTTCTGGCTTTTCCCACTTACCGCTTTCATCGTGAATCAACCTTTTTAGTTTTTCTCCGTCATAACTATTATCAGCTGTGTTTTTCCAATCAATAACCGTATCTAAACCATCTAGTTTTAGTTCGTTGGTTTTACCTAAACTCTTTCTAGTTATTTTACTAGCTGGAACCCTATAAGCTAACTCTGTTTTAGGTTTGTCCATTCCATCTTGAATTGGTTTAAAAAAGAAAGGGTAATTACTAGATATAGGAACTACTTTATCTGTAAACATTTTCTTAGCGTCTGAACCTGTTTTAGATAGTATTCCAACTCTAGAATTCCTACTTATTGTAGCTGTGTTTACTGCTTCACATGAACTCATGAAAGAAAACCCTGAACGCCTATTCTTTAAATAACACATCCCAAAACTTCTATCATCAGCTACACAAGCTTCCCAAAAAATATAAAATATTCTATTAGCTTCTCTAAACTCTGGGCTTCCTATATCTATTTTAGTCCATTGAAGGTACATGTAGTGAGTGCCAGTAATATAAGTTGGAATGGAGTTGTTGGTAAACCAATATCCATACTCCCTTCTATCAAACTCTTCCTCTACATANCCAACCCACTCTTCTTTAAAATAAGACTCTGTTTTTTCCCAATCAAAAATTGATTTTAAGTTTTTTAACTTACTAGGTAATTCCTCTTTAAACCACTTATTATGTCGAGTTTCTATTTTTTTAGGTTGAGATGGCAGCCCTACATTTAATCCGTTTATTTCATACACTTCTCCTAAAGTTCCATCTTTAGATATAACCACTACATCATACTTAGAATCATACCCGTACTTCCAACTTTTAGCTTTGTTTTTAGTAGATATAACACTCTTTGGTATAAAATCTTTTAATACTTTATATAATACCAATCCGTCATTATGTTGCTTTTCCTTCGGCAAATCCAGTTAATTTTTTAGATTCTAATGGTTTTTCTTCTAATATAGCTTTCTCTGTAGTGATTCTATTTAATATTTCAAATGCATCAAATATCGCTAGCTTTTTTGTAGCCGCTGCGTTTTTTAATCTATCAGCTGCTAAATCATCTTCTGCATCATATTTTATAATGTCTTCTTTAGCTACTTTAATTAACTCCCTTACAGCTATTTCTCCGGCGGTAATAATATCTGCCTTAAGTTTTTTTATTTTGTCAGCTTCATGCATATTCGTTGATTTTTTACTCTATATAACACATCTTCCCCAACTCTAAATTCATATTCAACATCGGGATGAAATGAAACCACATCGTTATTAAATATACCTAAATTATTCAAATATTGATTATCATGAGTTATTTTTCCTCTTAATTCTTCATGTTGATCTAAATGCATTACATCACCTTGAATCTTATTTAAAGGTTTTATAAAGCAGTAATTACCTGTAGATTTCCAATCCGCATTTAAGCTTTTATAGAAATACACCTGGTCCTCAGGAACTAAATAATAATCGTTAAAAAAATGACACGGCCCTGATTGTTCATTTCCTTTCATGTCATAATATATTCTAAAAACGTTATGGTGAAGTATGACTTCATCCTCTTCATTTATTGGCCCATCATAATCAATGGGTACCTTTTCTATTATACCGACTCGATTTACGTAAGTGTGATTTTCTATAGAAGTATTAACGATTAATTGCTGATCACCAAACCTACTGTGATTGTCATATCTCTCGCCATTTTTAGGTGTTATCAAAAACTCATTTACTGGCTTCATGTTAGTAGTTTATGTTGTACTCAATACTAACAGGCATAGCAACACTAAAGGACTTCCATAAAACCACTTCGTTTTTTTCATTCTCTAACCACACGGAAATACTACCATCGTCTTCTTGTCTAATTATGTGGATAATGTAATGATTAAGGGCTTTTTGTCCAACGATATAATTCATAGAATTCTTATAGTCATACCCTATGGATATTTTTCTAATTTGCATTTTATTTAATTTTAATACGTTACTAAACTATGTTTAGTTTATGCGGTGTACACCATACACATAATAGCAGGTCCGTTGTTGCTAAAGTCGGGTAAACCAATTGTGGAGTTGTCTAGTAAATAAACATCCCCTGGGTTTAAATCTACTGATGCATCGCCGTTGTTGGCGTAAACATTGTTATTAGCAATCAAGCCATCTACTACGTCATTAGTAAAGTTGATTATAGGGTTTGCACCTGGGGCAGCTGTTTGTGCGTCCGCTTGGTATCCTATAGCTATACATCCCTTTTCAGCGGTAGAACCACTACCTAAAGCTACAGCTTCGTTAGCTATAGCAGTACCACCCC